CGCCCCCGCCCGCTCCCATTCCGCGAGTTGGCTCATCATCGCGAGCGCGATCGCCGCGTCGATCGACCTCGACCGGACCCGCTTGTCGAGCCGCCACCCCTGCGGGACCTCACGGACCCCGGCGGAGAGGACCTGCTCCGAGACCTCCGGGTCGCCTTCGTGCCGGAGCCTGCCCTCCATGATCAGGTCATAGAGCAGTTGCGAGGCGGGCACCATGCGAACGTGCGACTGAGGGAACATCTCGACCGGGAGACCTTCGCCGTCGAGCCGCTGCGCGACGGGCACCATCTGGAACGGGTCGAACGCGATACGGCGGACGTCATACGTCGACGCGAGATCGCGGAGCAGGGACTCGACCATCTCATAGTCGAGGAACCCGATTGACTCGTCGGCCCGCATGATCCAGACGCGCGTGTTCAGTTTCCCGTCGTCGGCCCATTGGCCGAGGGCGATCGCGGTCGAGTCGCGCCTCGAGCCCGCGTCCACGGCGACGTAGACCGGGAGGGCCGGGTCGAAGTCGACCTCGCCCTCGCACTCCTCCCACGACTCACGGGAGACCCAGAGAGTCCCGCCCGCCTCATACCACTCATTCCCGTGGAGCCGCCGGAAGACGGGCTCCGGGAGGGAGTCGCGTTGGTCGGCGAGGAACTCCTCCGTGACCCAGGACGCGGGGTTGGCTCGCTTGAACGCCTCGAGGTCGGAGAGCGGGGTCCCGGGCTCGACGGACCGCCAGTAGCAGAAAAGGCGCGGATCCTTGCCTGAAACACCGCGCTCATAAAGTGACCAGAGGGGTCCTCGCTTCTCCGGTCCCGCCGTCGTAATCGTCAGGATCAGGGGCTCGAGCCGGGCTGCCGTGCCCGTCCGCATCGCCTCATACTGCTCGGCGTCCCGGTGCACGTGGTACTCGTCGATGATCGCCGCGTGCGGGTTGAGACCGTGCTGCAGATCCGCGTCGGCGGAGAGAGCCCGGTAGATCCCGGACGTCTCGGGGACCTCCATCACGGAGCGGTAGACCCGGACCGCGCTCCGGAACGGGGAGCCCTTCGCCATATCCGCCGCCGTCCGATAGACGAGGCTCGCCTGCTTCCGGTCGCCCGCGAGGGAGTAGACCTCCGCCCCGAACTCCCCATCAGCGAGGAGGAGATAGAGAGCGGCAGCGGCGGCTAGTTCACTCTTCCCGTTCTTGCTAATCGAGGGAGGCCGATGAGAGCCTCCCTGTACCACCGCCTTCCGGTCTTCGGGTCGACCGTGCCGAAGAGGGGCCGGATGATCTCCTGCTCCTGCCAGTCCTCGAGGACGAACGGCTGCCCTGCCCAACGTCCCTTCATGTGCTTGAGGTAGCGGGCGCAGAAGCGGACGATCCGGTCCGCGCGTGCCTCGTCGTATGCCGCGCCCTCGGGGACCTTCATGCCTGGACCTGCACGACGACGTCGGGACGGTCGAGATCCTTCGAGAGCGACGCGAGCATCGACTCGCCCGCCAGTTGCATCAGCCCGAGGCGGAGACGCGCCGCGAGCGTCAGCCCGTACTCCTGGGCTATCCGCGTGTACGCGCTCGCCTCGTCGCGTGCGACCTTCAGCGCCGGGTTCGGCATGATCCGCCCGTTGACTTGGACCATGACGCCGTGCTGGGCGACGAACTCGCGAGCCTTCCGGTGCGCGTAGGCGGAGTGGCACATCATCTCGAGCGCCTCGAGGTCTACGGGGCGGAGACCGCGCGGCGCGAGTTCGTCGACGATCCGCTCGAACATCTCGCGGCCCTCGGGCGGGAGTGTCGCGGGGATCGCGAACTCGGGAGCCTCGTCGATGACGGGAGCGGCGGCGGCGGCGGGGACGAGTTCGGCGGCGGTTGGGCGGTGCCCGGTTCCGCGTCGAGCCCGCGTCGGGTCGGCTGGCCTACCCTTCGGCATCGTCGAGCCTCCGGAGGATCTCGTCGCGGATCGTCTCGGCGATCGCCTTCGCCATGAATGGGGGCACGGATCGCCCGATCCGTTCCCAGCGTTGCGCGTAGGTCCCGGTCAGGGAGAAGTCGGCGGGGAATGAGGAGAGGATCCGCAACTCCTCGAGGGTGAACTTGCGCTTTTGCGTCGGGTGCGTAACGGACGCCGCGCCGACGCCGCCACCTGTCGCGGTTATCGTCCCGACTGGCTCGCGGAGCGACGGGCGGACGAGTTGGAAGTACCGCTCCGACGACTCACCGGGCCGGATCTTGTCCCACTCCGCGCCGATCGCGTAGCGGTCGAGGGTTATGTCCTGCCCCGTCTCCGGGTCGTGGGTGACGGGGTCTGCCTTCCGCTTGCGAGGAGGTCGACGGTCGAGCCGTATGTCCTGCCCGGTCTCAGGGTCGCGCTCGATCGAGCGATCCTTCTCTCGGACCTCGAAGTGAGAACTACCCCAGCCGCCAGCGTCCGTGATCGTCGGGGCTGGTCTGTCGGTGACGTCGCGTTCGGCACCGAAGGATCCGCGCGTGTCGTGGATTACTGTCCCGTCGATCTCGAGGACGTCGCGGATCGCGTATCGCGGAAGCCTGGGAGCCGGATGCGCGGGCCGGATCTTGTAGCGGTCGACAAGGTCGTTGCGGACCCCGACGAAGATCAGCCGCTGCCGCGCCTGCGGAACACCTAGCCACGACGCGTCGAGGACCTTCGCCTCGACCGCGTAGCCGCAGGACCGGAGCGCGGTCAGGATCTCCTTGAAGTAGCCGATGGCCTTGCCCTTGACGAGTCCGCTGACGTTCTCCGCCGTGAAGACTCGAGGCTGCAGACCGTCGAGCAGACGCGCGTACTCGAAGAACAGGTCATCACTCCGCTGGACCCGGTCGGAGTACGCCTTGACCTCGCCCCAGCCCTTCTCCCGCTTCCCTGCCGTCGAGAAGGACGCGCACGGAGGGGAGCCCTCGAAGACGTCGAGGTCGCCGCGCTCGAGCCCGGTCGCCGCGAGGATCTCCTCCGCCGTGACCTCGCGTATGTCGCGACCGTCGACGGGGACGCCGGGATGATTCGCCTGATAGGTCCGACGCGCCTCCTCGACGAACTCCGACGCCCAGACGATCTCGAAGCCCGCCATCTCGAAGCCGAGGCACGCGCCCCCGCAACCTGAGAACGTCGAGACGACCTTGTAGCCATTCGTGCCCCGGACCGCCTCGACCTCCGACATTGACGGGATCCGATAACCCGCGCTCAGGTCCGTCACGGCTTGACCCCGATCCACGCCCCGAAGTTCAGCGAGCGCCAGTAGCACTCGATGTGCCGCCACCCGGCCCGCTCGAGGAGTTGGACGTTCCAGTCGGCGGTCACGGGGACGAGGACTCCCTCGAGGCTCCGCCGCTTCGCGTTGATCTGCTCCGGCGTGTAGCCGTTCTCGCCCTTCCGCTCGAGGTACGTCTCGACGAGGGTCCGGTCCGCGAACGCGTCGGAGCCGAGGACCTTCTCGACGAGGAGGAAGACGCCGCCGGGCACGGTCCGCTCCCACGCGTCGGCGATGATCCGCTGGCGGTACTCGATCGGGACGAACTGCAACGTCAGGACCGCGAGGGTCACGGACGCCGCCGCCGTCGGGTAGTCGTCGCGGAGGTCGAGGTCATAGATCGCCGCGTTCACCCGGCCCTTGAACCGCTCGACCGCTGCGGCCCGCATCGGCTCCGAGACCTCCACCCCGACGTAGACACAGGACGGGCCGAGGACGTCCGCGATCGGCTCGAGCGCGGCACCCCTCGAGCAGCCGAGGTCGACGACCGCCGTGTTGGGCTGCGCGAAGCGGAGCGCGAGTTCCGTCGTCGTCCGCCGCATCTCCTCATAGCCGGGGATCGAGCGGGCGAGCATGTCGTCGAAGACCGCCGTGACCTTCTCGTCGAACTCCCAGCGACCGGAGGCGAGGACCTCGTCCCGGTTCACCGGGACGACCCTGACCACTCATAGCCGCACTTCGGGCAGCGATGCTCCGTCGGGGTGTCGTCGTCGTAGGTCGGGAAGTCGCTTGGCGGCTGCGGATCCGTCGGCGGGTTCAGTGGCTCGAAGCCGAACTCCGAGACGTCCCAGCCGACCGCGTCGAGGTCGACGAGTTGGTCGGCGAGGACCTTGGTGTCCCAGGTCGCGAGTTCGGCGGTCCGGTTGTCGGCGAGGGCGTAGGCGCGTGCCTGCTCGATCGTCCAGTCGCGCGGGACGCGCGTGATCGCGACCTCCGTCCAGCCGAGACTCTTCGCCGCCTCGAGCGTCCCGTTGCCCGCGATGACGGTCGAGCCGAAGACGACGAGGGGACGCCGCTGCCCGAACGCGCGGAGGCTCCCGGCGATCGCGTCGAGGTTCCGGTCGTCGTGCCGTCGAGCGTTCTCCGGATCCGGCGTCAGACCCTCGACGCTGACCATCTCGACCTTCATGTGTCCTCCCTGGGGAACAGGCGGGTGAGTCCCGCGCGTAGGTGGTCGCTCATCGCGGCTGACCGCTCCGCGAGGTTCGCCGGAGTCGAGCGGGCTAGTCGCCCGTACTCGACGGCGAGGGCTTCCGTCTCGGAGACCGCCCGGACGAGTTGCCCGACCGGGTCTGTCGGCGCTGCCCCGGCGAGGACGGCGTCG